TCGTGCCACCGTCTGTGGTAAAAATCACAAACGTATCAATCGCATTTGCCGTTGCTGTAAGCGTAGGTGCAGTACCACCCACAAAATCTACAGTGCCGGGAAATGTCACTGTGTAACCTGATCCAGACGCATCCTGTTTTATCTTCAGTACAAAGCTAGATACTTTGCCGCTACTTGCTGGATTGCTAAAGGTATACGTTACATTCTCAGTCAGCGTGTGCTCAAAGACATTACCATCGCGTAAGTTTAGCGTTGCAGCATTAGAGCTTGATGTTACAGAGGTGCTTTCCTCGATTGTGCCGTTGTCGAATGTAGCAACGCCGTTGGCATCAGTTGTTACAACTGCGCTTGCATTTGTCGTGCCTAGCGCGTTTGGCAGTGCCACTTCATATGTTGCGCTTGCGCTGTGCGGTGGGCTTGCAAGTGTTACGCCGTGGCTATTGTTCTCACAATTAAGCACAATCTTGCCTGAGTTTGTGTTTCCTCGAACAACAACTTTACCCGTTCCGTTAGGCGCTAGGTCTAAGTTTGCGTTAGATGATGTGACAATGTCTTGCCCATTTGTATCAAGGTTAGCTGCAAGGCCAGTGCTTAGATTTAGCGTTGTGCCAACTATTGTGCTAAACGCGCCAGTGCTTACTGAGTTTGCACCAATGGCCGTACCATCAATCGCGCCGCTGTTTATGTCTATGCCTGTAACAGGGGTTGTGCCGTCTAGTAAATCATCAATCGCGTCTAAGTTGCTGTTGATGTAACCACCCCAGGCGTCCTCATCTCCCCCAACGGTAGGCTTTTGTAATGAATAAGTTGTGGTATTAGTTGGCATAAATAAACTCCTCATTTACGTTTTTGCCACGCACACTTTTCCATCAATGTAAGGGAAACAAGCGCCGTAGCTCGTTAAGGCAACTATCGCACAGTTTGGCTGTAGCTCCAAAAAATCATGCAGCGCGTGAATCTGTGATTGGCGTCCATGTTTCGCTTGTGGCTGCGACTGGCGTCCACGTTTCCGGCGTGCCTGCGATTGGCTCCCATTTTTCTATTGCAGTTGTTGCCAAGCTTAATGCAATCGTTGAGGTTGAGCTGCCAAGCAACACACGCGCAACGGAGGTAGATAAAGACAACGATACAGCTAAGTTAACAGCCCCAACAACGTCAAACACACCGCTTGCAGTTGTCGTTAAAGTTGATGCAATTGTAGCTTGTGCGTTAAGTTGTGGGCTTGCGCCAACCGTCATCGTAGACGTAATGGCAATTGTGGCCGTGCTTTGCTCAATGCTGTCGTTACGGCCATAGATGCTTGTGCCGTAGGTTTTTAAGCCATAACCAGGTCTAAATCCGTCGCTTGCAACATATTCCTCTGCAACGGTAATTGTTGCGCTTTGTAATGTAATTGTGGCACTTGCATCGTTAACCGTATCTGGATCAACAACTGTCGTAGATAACGTTGAGCTAATGGTTGCGCTTGCATCTTTTACAGTTACACCAGAGCAAACAACACTTAACGCAGGCGTTACCGTTGCGGCGGCGTCAATCGCACCAGTAACACCATACAAACCAGTGCCATAAAAGTCGGCACCATATGAGGCGCGATAAGCCACTAGTCGAGCGTTATATCAAGATCGCCAGTTGGAATACGAAATACATCGCCAGTTGCAATGGCCTTGCTTGCAGATAGTGCGCTGTACGCTATTAGATTACCGCTTGTGCTTGCGTCAAATACGCCGATATGCGTCACGGTGCCAAAACTTGAGGTAGCCGTTGGAAACTCTATCGCTGCGTTATTAGTTGCCAAATTGCCAGACACAGTAAACGCGACTGTCTTTCTTACATAAGCAGTGCCGGATGTAGAAACCTCAGTACCGCTAGCATCTTCTGCCGGGTTACTCGTAAATAGCGCCACATACCAAGCTGTTGGCCTTGTTACGCTGGTTGCAGTAAACACGTAATTTAAAACGTGCGTCTCAAAAGTATTGCTAAAACTCATATTAATACGCCTTTATTTTCATGCGACGGCCAGAACCGCCGAACTTAGTTGCCTCAGATTCGCTGTTAATGTCAGCAAGTGTTTGCGCGTAAATAGAACCCCAAACCGCAACACGCGCATCGTCCTTTAAGTAAGGGGCAGAGTGAACCAGTGCGCCATACAAGTACACATCTGGAAAAAATGTTAGAATGTCATTGGTGGTGTTGCTGTCGCTTAACGCGCTTACACGTTTATAATAATATAGCTCTGTCGTGTATGTGCTGTCTGGCGTTGGGTAAACCTCAATCTCACCGGCTGTAATTGCATAAAACGCAGGCTTACCAGTTGCATCAGAGCTTGACTTACGACGCTTTAACATCTCAGCTTTGCTCAACAACTCGATCTGCGCCAAATCGCCAGACGTTATGTGAAATGTCAACGTTTCTGCAAAGTCGGCGGGTAAGGCGCTAAACTGCGTATCAACTTGCGCTGTGGCTCTGCCCTCCATACGCCAATGTCTCACACGCCTGTTTATGTCTGCTTCTGCAAGAGCAATAAAATCAGGCGCAACGCTTGTTAAATCATCACGGTTAAGAAAGTCACCTATCGCTGTCTTTAGCTCTGCATATGTCGTTAATGCCATCTATGTCCTCACTGAATTTTTACCACGGCAACCCCATGCCTTGCGTCGTACCTTAACTTTAGGCGTGCGCTTCTGGCTTACCGTTCTTGCGCAATATGCCTTGCCTCGCTTTGTGCCGGGAGATGATACACGCCGCCGCGTTTTGCCATCGCCATCCTTATATGTTGTGCCATCTGCAAATTTTTTGCTTGGCGATATTTTTTTGCGCTTGGCAGGCACCTCTACATACCCATTGCAATTGTTAATTCGTTGATCTTGTTCTGCACCAATCGCTGCCGTTCAACAGATGGCAATGTAAAAAAACCAACGCCCATCTCATCAGCAACAATATTGGTTGCAATTTCCTCAACCATGTTTTGCTGCGGCGTTACCTTGGCTGTGTTCACCGGTGAGGCAACATCTGCAACAGAATTAAATGGTGCATTTGCCATTCCAAAACCAATTCCTGATGGGTTGTCTTGTCTTGCTAAAAAAGAATTTCCTATAGGATCATTTATTGACATCATTCGTTCTGCATCAAACGTTGATGTTGGCACCATTTGCGGCGCATTGTTCTGCATAGGCATAGGCCGTAGCATAGGCTTTTTTGCAAAATATGCAGAACGTTCGCCCATGTCTCGACCAAGCACTGAATTAGCCAGGTTGCCGATTAAGCTTAACAAACCGCCACCCTCAAAACGACCACCACGCGCCATAGCCCCGCCGCCGTCAAACATATCACGCGCATTAAAAAAACCACGTGATCTTGCCAGTTCGTCAAATATGCCCATTAAGCTTTCCTACTTTTTGCAGCTTTCGCCTTTTTCCACAAATCAGCATCTGCCTTGCGTGCGCCGCCACTACCGCTAATAAAACTGTTTACTCTGCCCATGCTCCACGCTGCCATCGGCACATTGCGCGACCCGGAGCTTAAATACGCAGCATCGCCACGCTTTTTAACTTGCCTCAATATGCCAATCGGAATACCGCTTTGTTTAGCCTTGTTAGCTAACGCGCTTCCGCTTTTTGACTTTGTTTTTGCTTTGGGCGGCACGGCTCTTGCTCACTTTCTTTACATCAATAGGCAAACCCAACTTATACCTACGCTTTGTTTCCAATATCTCACGCTCCTTTGCAGCAGGGTTGCGAGTATTAGACAAATACTTCTTTGGCACCCCACGCCTGGTTTTGGATACCTTCTTAAACTTCGGCACTACTTTTTCTTGCCACCCTTTTTCTTAGGTGGTCTGCCTTTTTTCGTTCCGTAAGTTCCCATTCCTTTAGGCATAACAAAAACCTCCATGTAAGTTACACCAACAACTTAACACAGAGAGCTTAGACGCCCAAAAATTCACGCAATACCAAGCAAATTTCGCTTTAACTCGCCGCGCCACGTCTTAAACGCGCCAGACAATGCAGTTGCAGCATCAGAAGCCATCGTCAAACAAAGTGCATCAGCCAAATCAGGTGACCCCAAGCCACGCTTGCGCATCTCATCCTTAGACTCAGCTTTCATTTTACCAGAGGACGTAAAGCTATACCGAATGGCCGTTAATTCAGCAATTAGCTGGTCATCTTTAGGCAACTTACAACTACGATCCTCCAACCACGCCTTGCACTTAAACCAAAGCTCTGACCGCAAGTTCATATACGTATCACCCATAGATGGGCTTTCTGCTACATTCACGCCGCGCACCGGCAAACCTAGCTCTTGCAAACGATCAACAACGCCTGACCCCACGCCTATGCTGTCTACTAATATCTCAGTAGGTCGCTTAGACGGTGCCAATGCCTCATATTCTGCCACAATCCGACCTGTGGTCTGCATCAAGTCTAACCCACGCCATGACCGTAGCTCAGTCACAATCGGCCCCTGACGCTTGCACAACGCCGTTGCGTCAGAACCAAACCGCGCAACGTCCAAGCCCCACACAATCATCGCCTCATCGCTCACAACAACATCACGGTTCTGCGCAGTCTCCACCAAATGATACGGAATAATCGTGTTATCATCAGAAAGTGGAAAATCACCAAGCACCCTCACCAAATATGCTGAACTAAGCTCACCGTAACGATCTCGCATTTCATCAATAAAATCTTGTGAAACTAATGGGCTGTTTTGGCAACTCCATTGCCGAGTCCACCATGTATGCTTCATTCTGTTGTGGCTCTCAAAAAAAGTACCGCTAGACCGGGTGGGGTTAGAAAGCATAATTGTAGTGGCATTAACTGAGGACATTGATCCTGCACTGGCCTCAAAAACACTTTCTGGCACGCCGCTAGCTTCGTCGATGACTAATAATACGTTATCGCTATGCACCCCTGCTAATGCCTCACTAGCATTTTCTGCGCGTGCCGTTCTGCAAG